GGCTGATTGCGTGATGTTACTAGCTGCATCACCTCTCTCAAAGCATTCTTTAACTCCTCTATCCTTTGCTCGTTCATCGTTACATCTTAAGTATTTTTGAGAAGGCATCCATAAGGGCCGTATCATCTAACTGAGAGCCTTGATTTTGCTGTGTTTGACCTGTTTGTTGTGGCTGAGCTTGTCCTTTACCTCCAAAAATACTTTCTACAATGGAAGACCACGGAGCTTTATGATCTTTCGTGAGTTTATTGATTATGTCCTTGAATTTCTTATCATTCTGAGCAATAGCTGCCGCTTCGATAGGTGAGCGTCCCTTCTTAACCTCCTGATCAATAAATTGATGAAGCTCTGGGGAATACTGCTCAATCACACTACGATCATCCTTTGCCGCAGTTTGCGATTCAGTAACTTGTTGTCCGATGAAGTCTTTCACTTGATTGATATCATATCCAGAATCAATTGCAGATTTGATAAAGTTACCAAATTTTGGACTTATTTTTGATAGACCTTTAACGGCTAAATCTTCTGGTATGTATTGACTCAAGAAAGGAGCGGCACGGGCTAGGACGGGAGCAAAAGAAGCTGCTCCAGCAGCAGTTCCAACACTTGCTACCGTTTTAGCAAAGCGTTTTGGCCCTTCATTTTGCCTTTTCATTTCTTCCACTGTTTTTTGATAAGGATTCATATTTTTATTCCCATGCTCTTAACCATATATCTTTCAAATTTAAGCGCTCTGCATTTTTGCCTAAATGATCGGCTTGCCAAACTTCCAGGTCATCTCGATGATTGTCTAAATATTTCAACCATCCTCTAGGATCTTGATCTATTTGCTCTAGTTCATAAGCTACTGAAAGCGGGCTGTTGGTCTTTCCCATTTCTTTTTTCAATTTTGCATATGTTGCATCATTTGCGTTGAGAAGTGAAACCCCACCGATGGCGTTTGTTCCTGTTTTTAGACCTAGTTTATTGAGAGTGGGTATTTCCCCTTTTTTGATCGGATAAGCCTTATGAGCAGCATACGAAGGAGTAACACCTTGATCCGCAATCAATTTATCCATAAGGACTTGTTTCCCTGGCTGCCCAAAATGGGAGAGGTTTTTTTGTGTTGAATTTACAACTCTATCAAATTCACGGGGCGACCAAGGGGACAATTGATTCAAATCCTGGTAACTTCTAAAAGCTGCTTCCAATTGCTTAGAATATTGCTTTATGGCTTGTTCTTGGGTTAAACCTTCCCCGCCATCTTTTTTTGGAAGGATAGAATTCAAAAGACTCTCTTCGAATAATTGATAAAGTTTTGGATCAAAATTAGCGGGATTTTGTTCTGTCCCTCTTGGAACGATACCGAGACGACTCGCTTCTTTGTCGAAAGCTTTTTTTACAGTTTCTTCTTTTGCAACCGCTGTGGCTTCTTGATTTTGATAAGCCTTTTGGATTTCCTGATTTCTAGAAGTGATTGCCTTCCTTTCATTTAAGGCATTGTCAAATTTATAATCGTAACGTGCCGGATTTTTCTGAAAGTTATCGTAAGCATCTTGTCTTTCTTGCTGTTCTGAAGGAGGAATAAATGTCTTATAAGATTCTGCCGTCGATTGGGGATCTGCTAGTGTCGGAATTTCTCCCTTCGTTGGTTGATTTAATTCCTCTTTCGAGGGTACGTATGCCTTTTGCCCTGACTTGATGCCGCCCTGACCTTGGAATTGATTCTTGAGGGCATCCAAATAAGACTGCTGTCTTAACAAATCCGAGCCGCTTTGAATCATTTGGGGGGTAATTCCTGGGGTCGAAGCCAATCTGGAAAATTGTTGAAATGGCGTTAATCCTTTCTGTTCCCCCAAGTCTTTTAATCCACTAGATAGCCTATTCCTTTCCACTTCCTTCGGAATAGACTCCGCCAATCCTTGTCCCAATCCCTGTCCTAATCTTCCGAAGATGCTCGGCTGCGTTCTTACTTCTTGTACCATGATTAAAACCCTTGAAAGTTAGGTAATGCGCTTCCTGATAATGGAGCCCTAGCCTGGGGGCTAGCCGCTGGCTTTGGTGCTCCACCATAAGGATTAGAATTTTTGTTAAATAAGGATGGTAAAGCGCTTCCAAGTCCTTGCCCTATCCCACCAGCTATACCTTGTAAAAACCCTGGTTGTGGTTCGTTGTAGAGATTTTCAGTAAACCTACCAAGTCCGGCTTGACCAATGTTTTGTAGACCAGCTGCGCTATTTTGCCTTAGGTTGGCTCTTATAGCCCCAAGACGCTCTGATAAATCCGTACCCGCGTTTATAGCCGCGTTTCTAAATCCTGAGCTTGATAAGCCGCCTGAGCCCATTCCTGCGAATTGCTCGCTCAAGCCTGGGATGATCTCTTCATTGAATTGCCTGAGCTGTGGAGCTGCAAAAGCGTTGTAGTCCTCAGGATTGTTGCTTAAGTTGCTGCGGTAATAATCGGCCGCCTGTCCAAAAGCACCCCCAGCTCCTGGATTTAATCCAGAATTAACTAGCTGCTGGTAGAGAGGTTCTTGCTCTCCTCTCAAAAGTGACTGGTTATAGATTTTAGGTTTTTGGGTTTTTGATCCAAAAAGACCAGCTAAACCCCCGACAGCAGCTCCTATTCCTGTTCCTATGCCAGGTAGGATTGCTGATCCTGCTGCTGCTCCACTTAACGCTCCTGTTGCACCTCCGCCCCAGCTTACCATAAATCCTCCTATAGCTCTTGGATGTATTCAATGACGGCTACCGCGCGAGTGTACGCTGCCGCAACCGTTATGATGATATTTGTTGAATTGTAAGAGATTGTGTCAGACCCATTAGGTATCGGCTCACCAGTCAATGCCGTGGCGTTTGTGGCAGCTGCGTATAGCTGTATTAAAGAAAAGTTAGCATCGACAAAGATCCCGTGAGGTTGTGTATTGACACCCACGCTCAAGCCAGGGAAAACAATCACTTTTCTTAAGATCGTCCGGAATTGTTGCGACGATCCACCATCCAGCACATTATTAGAGCCAGGAATAAAAGACTTTCCACTGAGTAACTCCTGATCGAGGTAAAACCCTATTTCTCTTATGTTGATTGCATTGGCTAGCTTCTTCAGTTGCTCCACTATAAAAGCTCGTGCATCTTCCCACTTCTCCGGTGCTACATCATAGACTGGGACATAAGACTCTAAGTTTTGGCTGTCTAGTGGGATCATTAATTACCTATAGCTATCCAAAAAAATGTATTTGATTCATCGTTACCCGAACTATCTCTGGATGACACAGTGAATGCTGTGCTTGATTTGGTCATCACAGAAATGAAGTGTCTGTTGCTATTGTTTTCAAAAATATTGCAATTCACCCCGAAGCACGTTGACGGGAAAGCCACTGGAAAAGACGTGCTACCACCTGTCGATTGAGTAGATGTACCCCATTGGATTAAGACGCCAGAAAACCAGCCATACCCGTTGGCTAGGCCAGAGTTTCCGCTAATTTGCTCAACACCTCCATTTGGTGTTTGATAGAATAGTTGCTTGTCTCCACCAGGTGGGATAGATGCCACTTTGGTAAATAATTGTCCTGCCGATGCAGTAGTGGGTGGGGTGCCGGACTGAGGGATAAGATGCACGACGGTGTGATAACCGTTCTGAGCTGTATTATTTGAAAATGTGGTATGATCTACCCCGAATGTGGTGTCAAGCTGTTGAAAATTACCTTGTATGTTTTGGTAATCCTGATCTAAATCCACAAATCCGGTTGGGATAAGTGGTTGGTAGCTACTTGCCATATTTTACCCCTGTGTCATCCTTCCTGCTTTTCTAATCCATAAAACTTGAGCGTCGATCTGGACATCTAATTGCTGAGAATTTCCAGCCATTTGAGCGTTTGAAAACGTATATTCGAGTGTCAGAAAGCTCGCTCGAGTTGCGCAATAAACTCTTTGCCAAAACTTTGTGGCCTTGATTCCTGTCAATGAAGATTGAGAGGTGGGTACGATAGAATTGAAAAAAACATCGGATTCAGTGGGTGTATTTCCATTATTTACTACATTTTCCGGTAAGGTATTTGAGACATTAACATCGTCATAATCCAGATAGACATTCATAGAAATAAATCCAGGATCATCTGACTCGGTTGCTTTCATCAAAATGTCGACATAACCTAGTTGAATATTTTGTCCTTCGTCTAAGAAGTTGAATTTCTTACTCTTGACAATGAAATTATCTCTTATAGAGATGAAGCCAGTCCCTTGATAGGGAGTGCTTGGGGTGTCTAATTGAGGTAAATTAAACTGATTTGTAGATGGATTAAACACATTCAGTTTGAAATTATTGCTGTCTACTACTACAATTCCGAAAACACCGCCGTTAAGATCGTTAAACGCATCTGTTTGCAAAATCCCGCTAATTTGTATGACAAATCCCGTGCTCATATTGTGATTAGTGGAGGTGATGACGGTAGAGGTTGTGGTGTTAGCCGTGATGTTTTGAATGTACAAACTGACGTCGTTTGTGACCAATTCATCCAGATATTCAACAAAACCTTGCTGATTTCCCCCAATGATCGCCGGATCTTCGGCTGGTTGATCTACCCAAGGGAAGTTACATTTGACCCAAGGCGCATGGGTGTTTAACCATGTCCTACTTGTTTGAGGCTGATAATTACCAAGAGCTGTAAGAGAATCGCTAAATATGGCCCAGGAGTCGTTTTCGTAGTTATAAACTAGCCTGTTATTAGGAAATGTGGGAACAATAGCAGAAGAGTAATCTGTAGAAATAGGAACAGTCCAATAAGCAAGCCTATTAATAAAATCTCTGATGCCTTGAACACGTGCGACTCCATTATTTCCAGCGTTGAAAGAGAAGACGAAATCGGGTATTTTTATGTCGATTCTTTGAGACTTATAACTGTCGCATTCGACAATCCCCTTATCTCCTATCCCAACGAGAGATGTGTCAAACTGGACAGCAGAGAACGTGCTTTCTGTACCAAGCTCGCTATTAACTTTTTCGATTTGGAAAGGAGCAATAGAGCGACCCGTATAGCGCAACTGCCAAGTGCTACGCTCACAATAAATAACAAGGTTATCACGTACGAAACCAACAGCAATAATG